CTGACAGTCTAAGTACAGTAGCTGCTTACTGCTATACAGTTTCAGGACATACACTATACGTTCTACATTTACAGAATACTACTAAAACTTTAGTTTATGATATAAACGAAAAAATGTGGTATACATGGACTCAATACTCTATCCAATCTAGTGATCAACCTAATCCAGGTACTTATCAAGAGTCTTACTTTAGACCCGTCTTCTTTGCTGAATTAAATGATATTGCCTATGTTTTAGATGATGATACAGCCACTATCTATTATTTCAGCACTACTACCTATCAAGATAATGGACAGGCTATCTACTGTAGAACAGTAACTGACATCATGGATAACGGGGTTACTAAACGTAAATTCTATGGAAGATTAGAGATTGTTGGAGACAAGGTATCTGGGACTATGCAAGTCCGTCATAGTGGCAACGACTATGTAACTTGGTCTACCTATAGGGATATAGACCTTAGTGCCTCTAGATCACAGGTATACCTTAGTGGTGCTGATAGACGTAGAGCTTGGGAGTTTCTGTGTACTAGCAATGTTGCTCTGCGTGTAGATGCTGCTGAAATAGATTTTAGGATAGGTGAGTTGGATCAAGAACAATCAGTTGGTGGTGGACGCTATAGACGATAAAATAAAAGGAAAAGTACCTGTGTGTATCCGAAAGGATTACACAGTGTATCTAGAGCTTTTTGACAATCTCTTGTGGATTCATGTTGATGTCAAACGATGGTCAGCTAGAGTCAAGAGAGATGGTCAAAGAGACTTTGTTCTCATACAGAGTTTAATTGGTAAGCCTATCGTAGCGTTAGTTAGAGAGGATGACATTAAACTTTTAAGATTTGCCAAATCATTTGGTTGGCTAGAGAAATGTCAGATAGTTCTATTAGACGGTTCAAAAGCTTTCATCTATGTTTCAAACACATAGAACATAAAGGAATGATATGGGTGGTGCTGTAAGTGAAGTTATAGACACTGTTGGTGATATAGGCCAAGGAGCCATTGACACTGTTAGTGACATTGGTGCAGGTATTGATGACACTGTTAATGAAGTTATACCTGGTGGTTGGACTACTGCTGCTTTACTTGCAGCTGGTGCTTACTATGCTCCTGAAATAGGGGCATATATAACTCCTGCTGGAGAAACTGTAGCTGTGGGAGGTGCTGTCACTGCTCCAGTAACTACAGGATCAGTCATTGCAACTGAACTTCCAGCATTTGGTACTCAAGTAGCAGGTACTGCTGCTGGTACTACTTTAGCTAATGCTGTTGGTGGATATGTATCTGATGCTGAACAAATAGCAGCTATGAATGGTGGGTCTGCTGCTACAGACATGAGTCTTGGTCAAGCTGGTGCTGCTAATGCTGCTAGTGGAAGTACTGTGCCAAGTGGTGTAGGCAATGTTTTGAATAATGCTGGGGGTAATATGAATTTATCGGATTTTAGTTCTGCTTTGAACATAGCTTCAAGTGTCAACTCTCTCACTGGAGGAGGTGTATCTAGTCTTCTAGGTGGTCCAGGGTCTATATCAGATTCTGAAGCACAACAGATGGCTGATCCTTTTGCACCATATAGAGCTAACTTAGGTCAGATGTATAGCGGTGCTCTACAGCCTGGAACGGGCATAAATATAAATAGGATGCCTGGGTATGAACAATACACAACAGGTGTCTTAAACCCTGCTATGGAGGCTTCTAAGCGTAGTGCTGCTGCTTCGGGTTTGATGTACTCTGGTAAAGAGTCTGCTGCTCTACAAGACATTGGTCAAAGAGGCTACTATGGCTTTATGACTGACTATCTAAATCGTCTTGCTCAAGGCTCTGGTGCTACTCAGAATCCTGCTACAGCTGGTGGTCTAGGAATAACTCAAAATGCTGCTAATCAACAAGCCTTCTCCCAAGGTCTTGGTGGTTTAGGTCAAGGTATAGCTGGTTTGTATGGTAATCAACAAGCAGCCAATATAAATTATGGGGCAACAGGTTTACCACAAAGTACGTATGGGGGATCTGGAGATGCTTCTTGGATGTCTGATTATTGGATGAACCCGTAAGGATTAAATATGGCATTCCTAATGAGTGACGTAGCTGCTGGTAGTAATGCCGCTCTACAACTACAACGAAACATGGCTGCTGCACCTGATGTGCAACAGACTCAGACTAATGTTATGCAAGAGCAAGCTAATACCTTGCAACAGCAACAACAGAACATAGAGAAAACTAAACTAGCTAATCTTGTTGCTGACACAGGCATCAAGACTGATGCTGATATTAAAAGTAAGATTCAGAATCTTGTAAAAGATGATAGCTATATAAAGTCTAGTCCATCTGATCAAGTTCTTAAGATGGCTTCATTAGTTGGTGAGTCTGGTAAACCAGAAGACATGGCTAAACTTATAGAAGCATCTGAAAGAATTTCTACTAGAGATCTTCTTAACCAATCTAAAAAATCAGACATTGAACGTCAATCTATAGCTGATGCTTCTAGTGTTCTAGAAACTATTCCTGATGCTCAGGTTAACGATAGGTTTAATAGCCTTCCAGAAGCAACTAGAAATCTTGTTATTGGTAGAGTAGGAGAAGCTAACTGGAATAACTTCTCTCCTAAAGAAAAGAAAGCTGTTGTTCAGAATCTCTTTGAAACTGCTAACTCAAAACTACAAGAACAAAAGATACAAGCTAGTATTCAAATGGCACAGATACGTGCTGCTGCTGATGTACAAAAAACAGCACTTAGGTTAGCCAATAGTGAAAGATTAAAAGTCTTGGGTGATGAAAAACTTGTACAAATTTGGAATACTGTCAACACACAACTTGGAAAAATTCAAAATGATGCTAGAACTGTTGCAGAATTTAAACGTCTTGACGAAGAAGTTGATAAAGCATTGACTGCTGCTACAAGATCTACTACTTTTGGAAGTCTTAGTTTTTTAGGTATGGGTGACTACAAACCAGAAGGTTCAGACACACCATTTTATAGCAAAGACTCATTTAACAAGTGGCAACAAGCCACAATTAAACGAGACAAGTTTACTCAAAAACAACTTCTTGAAGAAAGAGATCTTATTGAGAATTTGCCAACAGAAGTTGGATCTATAAAAAGTAATATGCTAAAGAAGATTGATGCACAGCTATCAACTCTACAACTTGAAGAACCTGGTGCTAAAAAGAAAGTTGAAGCAGCTCCTACTGTTCCTACTGGTGCTAAAACTCACGATGGGTTTCCTGCTAGAAAAAATGCTGATGGTAGCTACTCCACTGAAGTAAGCATTACAGTTACTAACCCCAAACTAAATGATGGTAAACCAACTAACATCCCTTCCTTGTGGAAAGGAAAAGAGGTTGATGAAAACACTGCTGTTGAAAATGCTCTAGCTACTGGTAAGAAGTATGAGAGTTTTCCTACTATTGCTGAAGCTGTAACAGCTGCTAAAGAAAGATCTAATGCTGGAGGTGCTGGTGCTACTAGTAACAAATCTACTTCTGAAATTCAACCTCTTGAATTAAAAGATGTTAAAGTTGGTAGGGCTTATTGGCCTTCTCAACCTCTTCTTAAGAAAGCTAATGACGCTATTAATAATGGTGCTGATGTAGAAGCAGTAACAAAAAGATTAAGAGATGCTGGATACGATATAACTACAAAAGATTTAAATCCAAAATGGATTGAGCAACAAAACCAAAAGAAATAATATATGGCTAAAGACATTTCTTTTGATGACTTAGTGCCATCTAAACAAACTTCAGCTCCCACTAAAGGGGCTGATATTTCTTTTGATGATTTAATTTCTAAACCAGTATCTGCTCCTGCTACATCTGCTTCTGCTCCTATAGAAGGTAGCGGTGGTGCTGCTTTTGGTATGTACTCCAAGCCTGGTATGAAACCAATGGGAGAAGGTGAAACAAGTAGTCTTGGTGCTTTTGGTGCTTCTGCTCTTGAGTCAGTTGCTGCTACTCCAGGTGCTCTTCTTGGAGCTAGAGGAGCTATGGCTGTTACTCCACCTGTTCTACCTATTGTTGGTCCATTTGCTAAACCTATTGCAGGTATTGCTGGTGGTATTACTGGTGGTATTCTTAGTCAAATGGGTATCAATAGTCTTGAAGATGCTATTGATAAAACGTTTGGTACAAATATTGTAAGTACACGGGAACAACAACGTAGAGAGAACCCAATAGCATCTACTGCTGGTCAAGTTATAGGTGGATCTTTCAATCCATTCATGCGTCCAGGACTACCAAGTACTATCAAAGAAGGTTTGTTTGGTGCTGGAATTATGTCTGGTATTGGTGCTGGTCAACGTGCTGTAGAAGGACAAGACATTCTTGATCCTAAGATGATGGCTATTGATGCTGCTACTGGTGCATTTACTAAACCTACTAGGTTGGGTGAAAGAGTATTAGGGGTTACACCTACTGCATCTACAGCTAAAAAAGAAACAGTTCCTCCACCACCTCCTATAAAAGAAGAGGTTGTAACACCAGAACAAAGGGCTGGGTTCATTAAAAAAGTTTCTGAAGAAGTTGCTAAAGATAAAGTTGTTGCTGATGCCAAGATACCTTTAGTTCAATCTGCTCTTAGGAACAAAGATACTGGTGAAATAGAACTACTAGGTCCTAAGAGTCCAGAAGCTCGTAAGACTGCTACTAAAGACACCCATGAACAGGGGTTTGTAGATGAGGCTGGTACATTTTTAAATCGTAAAGAAGCTTGGAACAGAGCTAAGAGTGCTGGTCAGATACCAGAAGGACAAACTTTGTCATCTGTTAAAGATGGTCTACGAAGTGATGACTTACGTATAGCTGGTGATGAACGATTTAAACTTGCTGATGTACCAACAGAAGCCAATGGAGTTCCTATTAAAGAAGGAACTACTGGTAGATCTCGTCCAGATGGTAGACCTATTGGGGCTGGTTTCAATAAAGAAACTAGAACCATAACTATAGATACACCAACTCTGTACGAACAGTATGGAGAAAAGCCTTGGACTAAACCAAAGGTAGAGGGTGTCTATCCTATTGCTAAAGATGCTTTCCCAACATTCCAAGACTATGTAGACTTTATTGTTGCTCACGAAGCTGAACATGCTGTAACTCCTCAAGCAGAAGGTCAGACTAAAGCTCAGTATGAAAACCAAGTTAATCAAACAGCTTTAAAACAACTTGCTGAGAAGAGGGCAGCTGCTCCTAAAGAACCAGTTGCTACTCCTGAAACTATAACTTGGGACACAATTAAACCAGGACAACAAATTACGTTGTACCGAGGCGAAAATGCTAAAAATACTGCGGAGGGACAATGGTGGACAACTGATAAAACTAAAGCAGAAAAGTTTGGTAACGTAACAGAAGTAACTTTGTCTTCAGAATTAATTGGAAAACATGCTGTTCAAGGACATGGTAGTCCAAATGAGTTTGTATTTCCTACAGAAGGGAATAGACCCACAGATTTAGGAACTATTAAATCTGTTAGTGATCGCACTACAACAGATCCCCGTAATGTCAAAGATGAACAAGAGATGTTTGACATTGCTAAAGAGATCTACGCTACTCGTGGTGAAGCAGAAGCTATCAAGTTCTATGAAGAATACAGAAACTATGAGAAGACTTGGTCAGAACCAATTAAAGAAACAGAGAAATTTGTAGGTGCAAATCTTAGGGCTAAGGATGCTAATGAACGCATTATCCAAAGCCATAGAGAAGAAATCATCAAAGACATTCCTGATCCTGTTCGTAGAGAAGCTGTTGCTGAAGCTATTGACAAGGGTGATTTAACTGGTCTTACACCAGAAGAAGTTGTTGTTGCTAAACGGTACGAAGCTTTAGTAAAAGATATTGGTGACCGTGCTGTAAAGCAAGGTGTTGTCAAAGGACTGTTAGAAGATTACGTAACCCACATCCTTGACTGGACTGGTGCTCCAAAAGGTCTTCGTGAAGAGTTTATAAACAAGTTACTAGGAACATCTAAGCGTGATCCTACTATGCGTGGTATGGAAACCACATCTAAGTTTGCTAAAGAACGTAAGTTCAAAACTTTTGAAGATCTACAAGTCTTTATAGATGAAGCTAATGCCCGTATAGCTGCTTCTGGTAAATCAGAGTGGCGACTTAACATCAAGACAAAAGACATTGCTGAGATCTACAAAGAGTATGCCTTGTCTATGGAAAAGGCTATTGAGAATAAAAACTTAGTAGAAAATCTAAAGCAGATACGCAATGTTGAGGGTGAGACTCTAATTAAAGAAGTTGATAGAGACAATCCTATGCCCCCAGGTTGGGAGATGATGGATAGTCCTCAGTTTGCTGGCTATGCTGTTCATCCTGATCTAAAACCAGCTTTGAAGTTTGTATTTGATGCAGGTCCTGGACAGATAATGAATGCTCTTGGACAGTTGTCCAATGTAATTAAACGTTTGAATGTTATTGGATCGTTCTTCCATGCTAAATCTTTGATGGAAGTTTTGTCTAGTACTGGTATACCTATCTATACGCCTCTCAAAGAGGCTATTGTTCTCCCGCTAGTAGAGAAGGGTGTTAAAGCTGTTACTGGTAAAGACATTCAGTTGTCTGCTATTTCTAAAGCTGTTGAACAATTTAAGAATGGCAAGCTTGGAGATGACACAGACAAGTGGATTAGAGAAGATGGCCTTATTCTTGAAATGAAAGAAGATATATATAGAGGAATATTAACTTCTATGGGTAAGTTTAGTGATCAATTGATTGGTAAGTTTGGTCCTAAGACCCACATACTAGAAAAATCACTTAGTACTGTAGAAAAATATACCCTGGGATACTTTGATCAGTACACATGGAACTACTTGCACACTGGTGGCAAACTCATGGTGGCTAATGCTTATCTAGAGAAAGCACGTAGACAAGCTACAGAATTAGGTAGACCTTTTGATGAATCTGCTGCTCGTAAAGAGATTGCTAGGTTTGTTAACGATAGCTTTGGTGGTTTAAATTGGTTTGATGCTGCTACTAGTGCTAACACAGAATTTGGTAAACGTATGGCTATGGCTGCGTACAGTCCTGAAGGTCGTAGAGCTTTGCAAGTTCTTCTGTTTGCTCCTGATTGGACTCTATCTACTGTTAGAGCATTCACCTCTGCTCTTCCAAAACAATTGAATCCAACTAAGTGGCAACCTATAGAGGGAATTAAGGGAATGATGGTTCCCACAACTAAGCAAGACTATGCTAGGTTGTATCAGTTTAAGACTGCATTGACTTATCTCACACTGATCAATGGCATTAACATGATTACTGCTGATCGTCCTATATGGGAGAACAAAGATCCAACTCGTGTTGAGTATCCAGATGGCACATCTATGCAAGCTATGAAACATGCTATGGAGCCATACCATTGGCTTGCAGATCCAGTTAAAACACTTTTTAATAAGATAGGATTTTTACCTAAAGCTGCCATTATTATTGGTGGTGGTGTTGAGTATGCTTCACCAACAGCTCCAAAACTTGATCCTGCAATCATAACTGGCAATGAAACTGTTGACGCTTCTATTGCTAGAGGAAAAGCTATTCTTAGCCAAGCACTACCATTCCAAGCACAAGCTGCTCTTGATGCTCCTGAAGGAGAAGGTGCTAAAAGAGCGTTACTAGGAACAATGGGTTTCCCTGTTTATGGTGAAACACCTGAACAAAGAAAAGCTAATAAAAAAGAAAAGCGAGAACTAAATAAAGAAAAAGTTAGACTTTATCGTGAAAGAGAAAAGGAAGCAGGTAGATAATGGCTGTTCAAACCCCCATCCCACCAAATCCTATAGGCGAAAACTTTGCCTGGAGAGATTGGCTTCAGAAACTTAGTGACAGAGTTTTTGGAACTGCTTCTACATTAAACATTCCTATTGAACCTCAGTATGGTGGAACTGGTTTAACTACTTACAATGCAGGGGACATAATATATAGCAACTCCACTAACAATTTAACTAGGTTACCTTCTCCTGCATCTACGTCTTTATTGCAAATGACTGCTGCGGGTGTTCCTAGTTGGTCAGCTAGTGGTTATGGAGATACGCTAAATCCTTATGCCTCTAAGACTGCCAACTATTTCTTAGCAGCTCCAAATGGATCTGCTGGTGTTCCTACGTTTAGAGCTGTTGTTGCTGCTGACATTCCTACTCTAAACCAAAATACAAGTGGTTCTGCTGCAACATTGACAACAACAAGGGCTATCTATGGCAATAACTTTAATGGCTCTGCTGCATTAACTCAAGTAATTGCTTCTACCTATGGTGGTACTGGTAATGGATTCACTAAGTTCACTGGTGCTACTACAGCAGAAAAGACTTATACGCTACCTGATGCAAATTCCACTATTGTTGTTCAAAGTGGTGCTTTAGGTACACCATCAAGCGGGACTTTAACAAATTGCACATTTCCCACATTGAATCAAAATACTACTGGTACTGCTTTAAACATCACTGCTACTAGTAACAATACGCTCACAACACTCAGTGCTCTTAGCTTACCTAACACCCAAATTACAGGTTTAGGTACTATGTCTACTCAGAATGTAGGCATCTCTACTACAGTAGCACTAGCTAAGTTAACTGTTGCAGGTACTAATGGTTCTCTTACAGTTTCTAGTGGCATCATTACTGCCTACACAGCTCCAACCTAACACATAGGGGATATTCATTGATCCTTTTACTCTCCTCATGGCAGCCCAAACTGCCGTTTCTTTTATTAAAAAAGGATGTGACATGCTCCACCAGGGACGCATGGAGCTTGAGGGTGCAAAGAAAACAGTTGAAGGAGTCATGGCTGATGTCAAAGCCATCAAGGGAATCTGGGATTGGTTTCTTGGACTGTTTAACCCAAAACCCAAGTCCAAGCCAGAAGACACCCCCAAGCCTTTGGCGAAAGCGAAAGTCGCTTCAAAGAAACAACAGACCTATGAAGAAGTCGAGTTACAAACCATCAATGAAGTTGGCATTCAACTAGGCAACTTCTTTGAGATACAGGCTCAATTAAACAACTACTACGCCTCTCTAGAGGCAGAATCTAAGGAACACTATGACCCAACTCAAAACACTTCTAAAAAGGCTATTGAACGTGCCTTGGTGGAACTTCAAATGGAAAACCTTGATGCACAAATTCGGGAGCAAATGACCATATATGCGCCTCCTGAACTG